ATGCTCGGAGGTTACCCTCCCCTTCTCAGGGTCCACGAAATGCAGTCTTTGTGAGGGTTTCCCGACCGCTGCGACGAACGTCTTGGCGTACTGGTTGTCTGACTCCGGGGAACCCGTGACCCAGATACGGCCACCGTTCGCCATCGTCAAACTCATCGGGGTATGGAAGTGACCCATGAGCGCGTCCTGGAAGTCCATGAACGTCGCCCACGCATTCACCTTGCGCAAGATCGAGTACGACGGTGTCTGCCCACCGAACGACGGGATCTCGTCACCGTGCACAACCAACAGTTTGTAGTTCCCGATGGTGGCAATCTGATACCAGTCGGCTGACTGCTGCCAGGTCACGTTCTTCAACGGTGAGGTGCGCTCAGACGCAATCTGGTACGCCATACGGTCCACGTTGTCCGACCCAGGCATGTCACCCTTGCGTCCGATACGGCCATGGTTGCCGTACTCACACACGACGTGCACCTTCTGGAAGTGGGATGCCAGCGTGTACACGGTCTGCTCGATGATTGACGCGACCGTGAACATCTGCTCGAACAGGTGTGCTTCTACTTCGTACACCTGGCCGGGGAACACGGTCAATCCCTCCACCATGTCACCACCCAAGACGAGCACACAGTCCTTGACAGGGTGGTGGGCGCGTTGGATCTCGGTGATCTGAATGGTCTTGCTAATCATCTGGAGCATGCGTTCACGCAACACATCCATGTTGAACGACACCGACAGTTTCCCTGCCTGCCAGTCGGTGAGGTGCACCAACGCGACCTCAGCCTTCTTTGAGCGCTTATCTTTCGGGAACGTCGGGATCTTGATTTTCGGTTGGGCAAGCAACGCATCTTTGGCTGCCTTGTACACGGCCTCCACAAGATCATCGTTCTTCCGTTTGGCTCGTGACTCTGCACGTTGCGCGTTCGCTAACGCAGCCTTTAGATCAGCGACCTCTTGTTCGAGTGCTGCCTGTTCGTGGAAGTTCATTGGACTTTACCTGCCCTCACGTTGCGCAACCACAGCGTTGACACTTCGATGCCACGTGTCTTGAGAACTTTGTGGATCGCGGTGACCGAGATGCTGGGATCTGCCAATGCGGTCTTGAACTCCGCAAAGTCTTTTTTGGTCAGAGTCTTTTCGATCTCCGCCATCTTGTACGGTGTCCGACCGATCTTCGGCTCGGATGACTTGACCTCATTTAGAAATGACATTGCGATGCTCCCTTACCATTTGTAGGCAACCGAGGTACCCGATTGCGTCACGGACATTGTCTGGATTCCATTGGTTTGTTCTGATCTCATGCATGAGGCGCGACAGTTTGACGCACACCATGTAGATGATTCCTTCTTCGACGCTCAACACGTCGTGCCCCATTACCGCGTTGAAGATGTTGACCGTCCGGTCATAGTCATCAAACGGGTGTGAGTAGGCGTTTTGACGCTCGCCTGTAATGAGGTTGTATGCCTCAAGTACGACGTCAGCGCCAGGTGTCTGGCCTGTCATGTTTCCCCTTTATGAGTTGATCGAGGTGCTCGATCGTCTTGATGAACTCGTCCTGTTCGGCGGGTCCTACAAAGACTTTATCTAGCCACCTTCTTATTCTTTTCAACTCTATTTTTGTCAACCCGTTTCCCATTGTCAAGCACCTCCTGCTTGGCGTGGGACTCTAGGTGCTTCTTCAGGGTTTCATCAACTTGGTCAATCTTGATCTCAAGGGTCTTGCCCTGGGCAAAGACTTTTCGTACCATCTCGGTGAGCAACGCATGCTCGGCTGAGTCCTGACGGCGGGCTTGCTGGATCACGGCGACGAGGATGCCGCCAACGGCTGTGACGATTGCAGCGACTACAAGCGCCCAGCCGCCGTCCATGTCAGAAAGGACGCCCGCACTCACGGCAAGTGGCAGGCTCACTACTTTGCGTGGCGCCCTTCTTTGCCTTCCATTCCTTCACCAACTGCGGGACTTCGTCGCCTTCGGTGTAACGGATGTGCCACGGTTCGCTATCCAACTCGTGACTGAATCCGTACTTGTGTTCGTTCGCAAGCAGCCATTCCAGACGCTTACCGGACGCGTTCGCGATGTCGATGGCGATGCCGAGGTTGTGGTTAGACGTACCAGGCACAGCCATCGGAGCCATCTTCGGCTTCAGATACCACAGTTTGCCCTTGTACACACGGGGCTTCTGCTTCATCATCTTCGGGGTCGGCTTGTCCGTGTGACGTTGGAAGAACCCGTACTCCTGTGTCTCCAACGAACGATAGGTGTCAGCCTGCGAGGTGGGTGACAGGTCGATCCCGTCCGCGTTTGCTGCCTCATCCATCGCCTCATACGCGTCAGCAGCAAGATGATGCAACTTGCCTTTGCCTTCGATGCCGCGCAACAGGTTGTCAGGCAACTTGCCGGGGGTGACCCCCTTCAGATCAGCAGGAAGTTTGACGGGACGAACAGGGAACTTGGACATTTAGTTTTACTTTCGGAATGCTTCCGAGATCTCGTCAGCGGTCAGTTCGCCATCCGTCGAAGCGGCAGCCAACTTCTGCAACACACCAGCCACAGCCATGAATCCTGCGATCAGCGCAGACTTCACAACCGACACACCGATCACCGCACCACCCGTGATCGCGGGTAGGGCGGTCGCAACAAACAGGGAGAACAGACGCTGGCCGAGATCCAGGGTCTTGGCAATGGTCTTGTTAGCGATACTCATGAACTTGCTCATCCTTCTCCCCTGTCTCGGTAAGTGAGAACCGAGTGTAACACCAGGGCTACACCTGTCAGCCAAAGGGCTTGTTTCAGGGTTGGTCCTGAGAGTGTGATGAGGACTAGCCCTACCCCGGCGAGCGTCCATGTTTGTTCTTTGATGTAGTTGAACATGGTCGGTCCAGACTACCTCACCCTTCTTGGTGCGGGCATCGGGGCGGGAAGCACGAAAAGGACAGCGGTGGCGGCCACAACTACACGGCGTTCAGCGACGCTGATCTTGGAGCCGACTGGCACGTAGTCGTCGTAGCCACCCGAGTAGATGTCCACGGTGGCCTCAAACTCTTCACGTTCTTCGATTGGCGCGTCGGCTGCTGGAGCGGGTATGGTGTCCTCTGTCAGTGACGCGACTGGCGAATCGGTTGCCGTCTCACCAACAACATCCATAACCGTGGGGGCTGGAGGGGCGGCAACCGAAACTTCTGTAACCTGTGCGGGTGCACTGGTTTCTACGACTGTGGTTGACGGTAGGGGTTCTGTTGTTGTCGTCGTTCGCGGCGTTGGGCGCAGTGTTGTGGTGGTTGTTTCGACGGGAACCGTCGTATCAACAACAGTTGTCGTGGTCTCCACAACAGTTGTCGCAGGCTCGGTCGTTGTTGGCGGCGGAGGCGGTGGTGGCGGGGGAGGCGGTGGAGCCTGAGTTGTAGAGGTGGTCGTAGTTGGCGGCAGGGTTGTAGTAGCCCTTTCTTCCACCGTTGTAGTTGTTGACTCCTGAGTGGTTGTCGTTTCCGGCACCGTCGTCGTAGTGGTCTCGGGAACCGTAGTCGTTGATGAGGTAGTGGTGGTAGATGTCGTTGAGGTTGTCGGGGTTGGTTGAGTTGTCCAAAGCCATGAGGATGGAACAATAGCCCAATCGCTACCAGTGAAGTACAGCAGTTGTGCGTGTGCGCCACCACCGTTCTCGTAGTACCAGGCGACCAGTTCTTTTGGTTCGCCGTCACTGAAGTCAACGTCTGCTGTTTGACCGCAACCACCGCCACGGTCATACCAATCGTCAATGACTGTCACCCCATCCAAGATCAGACGGAACCCGTCGTCCGATGCGGCACACATGTAATAGGTTTCGTCATCTGGTGGCAGCAGCCATCCAGTCCACTGCACCACGACATCCTCAGAAACGGTGTCGTTGAGCACTGGGCCGCCACCCCAGATGTAGTCGATGTTCTCCGATAGTCCTGCAGCGATTATCGGTGTGGTCGGTGGGATCGGCGGTGATGTGTTGTACTGGTTGAACTGACCAGTGCGGTTATCAAAGACTGTGTATTCCAGCCCGTTTGTGACGTCAGCGTTGACGGTTGCTGGTGCGAACCAGGCGAGTGTTGCTGCGGGGAGGAAGATTATCCAGCGGAGGTTACGGCGCTGGCGTTTCCTCGGGAACAGGCG